ATATACGGGGGATATATAGTGATAAGGGCCGGGGCGAGAAAAACGATCCTGGGGCATCCTGGAAGGCCGTTTCAGCCGTTTCCGGGAAGGCCACGGGGTCTTTATCCGATTCTGCCACATAAGCCACCTGGGAAACTACGCCGAACGAATTATAAACTGTGGAGGTCCTATGAGATTTCTTAGGAGATTACTTAGAGGTGTTGCGCTCCGGGTGCTGGCGATCAGGCGGTTTGTGGAACAGCGAAATACCTCACGCGCTCAACGTGACGCTGCAATTACCGAGCGTGACGCTGCAATGAGAAGAAAGCTAAACAAAAAAAGAGAGAAAAGAAATTGAGCGAAGAACTTCAGGGCTGCATGGGCCGAGGGCTTCCGGGGACTACGAGACGCCGCTGGACGATCTACGGTCTGTCCGGTCATGGACGCTGACAAGGCTGGCGCTGAAGGGTCCCTGGTCATCGCTGATCTTTTCCTGAAGGCCGGACGATGGAAGGACGGAGTGAGTAAAGGACCGGGCAAATGGCAAAGACTGATTCTGTCGGAACTGGCGATCCGGGACCGCTTCAACCTTCTTGAACTGCTGGGGCCGACATTCACAAAGGCGCAATACAACGCGCTTCATTGGGCCATGCTGGAATGGGGAACCTTCAGTGCTCCCATGAGCAAACCTCGTACGATCCCATAACCACATTTTGTTGTCTTCATGTTCTCTCCTTTTTTCAAAAAACATCCTAAAAACGCTCTCTAAGGGCTGACTCTCATGAATCCCCCTTTTTCTCCCAGCTTTTTAACCTATGCACAGATTACTACTCAAAAACGAGTTGTTCAACTAAAAATGGAAAATTCAAGACCTCAGGAAGCAAGCCAAGATCTTCATGGACTCAAGCCTCATCGATGCCGATGCCTCAAATAACTCAGTCGTGGATACCCACGCCCTCAAACGGCACCGTGAAGTGATCACCACGGTGAAGGTGACCTGTTAGCAGCCACGAGAATACCCTCATAGATAGCCTCCCTCACCCCGGAGGAAGGTCCTTGCCCTGAGTTTTCCTTCCTGGCTTTGAGCTTTAGCTGTTAGCGCGCCCCTCAACAAGCGCCTCCGCACACCAGGCTGATATTTCATTGAGAACCATCGTTATGCCGTGCTCGTCCGGCCGGAGCCTGCCCCGGCTCGACGGCCGGCGACCAGCGGGACGGCGTTTTTTGATTGCAATGTCATGTCCGCTGAGGCAAGATATCCTATAGGACGGCGTCGACCACTCCTGTTTGGATTCAGCAGGAACTAACGTCCACCACGCTCCAGGGAGGCTCTATAGGTAGCAGGAAACCATCCGGTACAACAGACGGTTGCTATGACAAGCGGGGGAAAGCAGCCTTCATTCAGGGTGGACACTTTCCATACAGGCGAAGTCTATCAACTGGCTGGATTTGAGAGTCAGGTCATGGCTGGATGCGAGGGCGGTTGGCTGGCCGCCTACACCCCCGGTGTTGTCGATGACGGGCATGAAATGGGTACTCTCATCGAGGGACACGCGAAGAATACGGGCGCCACGGTAACAACTGTGGTGGCCGACAGTAAGTACGGCACAAAAGAAAACCTTCTCCTCTGTTACGACAAGGATATACAAGCCCACGTGCCCACCATGAAGGCGATCACGAGCACCACGAGTTCCCGGGAAGGGATCGATCTTCCCGGAAGAACGGTTTGTCTATCATAAGGAGACAGACACCTACACGTGCCCCGCCGGAAAGGTACTGAAGAAAAGGTCGGTCCACGAAGACAAACAGAACATCGAGTACGCGGCAGCAAAGAAAGACTGCGGTGCTTGTTCCCTACGGTGCGCATGTACCAGAAGCAAGGGATTTCGAACGGTTCAACGGAGGTGGGCCTGCCATCGAATACTCAAAATTCAAAATGCAGCTACGTGAGGGCAAAGGGCACAAAATAGAACTCGGTACTCAAGACAGAAAGCAACGCGCCTTATGCTCTGGATAACCTCAACGCCAGGTTTGATCACATTCATGCCGCAAGCCTCCAGCTCGCTATTTTCGTTGCGATGCCATACCGGCAGGCGTCGACCTCATCGTCGTTCGCCTTTATTGGCTCTTCGAGGCCCCTCTTCGCTTTGTTCGGATCCCACACATACGCGGGTATACGCTCCAACAGGTTAGTACAACGCCTGTGAACACGCAGCCTCTTCAGGCTCATCATGCTTGAGACGGTTCTGATCCCATCCGCGACGGCATTCTCGGCATCGATGTTCCATATCCCACGCTGCACGAGTTCTGCCTTGAACGACGCACACTCAGGCGGCACGACGACCAGGGGATTATGCGCCGGCCCCATAAACCTTTCCAGGTCGTCGGCATATTGCCGGTCGGTCTTTTGCACGCCTTGGGCCACCGAATCCCAAATCCATTCCCGATCAACATATACGTTTGTGCCGTCATCGATCATGTCGAGATACACCTGTCGGTGCACCGTCCCATAGTCCATCGACACCCAGCGGTCTGCGCAGCCTCTTGGTAACCGCAGGCCCTCTATCCTCGGGAAGCTCTCGTCGTCGTAAACCAGATCGTCGGACCAGGCGTCCTTATAAATGCCGCCCTCGGCGATCACCCACAAACCCTTCACGAAGCGCAGATGATAGACGCCTTTATAGGCCCTGTTGAGGAAGTTCTTGTAGTTCTTCGTGAGGTGCGGGTTGTCTTCAAGGTCGAAGTGAATAGAGATCAAATCTCCTGCGTCCCTCAGCTCCTGATTATCTATCCAGTTTGTCTTGAGCCAGTGGAATGGGCTGTCGGGGTTTGTGCTGCCGTAGAAGCGTGCGCCGGGCGGCGAGAGCCGGTTCATCAGCATGACGAAGAAACTTTCCGGCTGCTTTGTCAGCTCATCCCCCACGCACGCGCCCACGGTAGCACCCCGGATATACTTTTCTGAAGTCTCGTCATTCGCTCCGACCACCTTCCACCAGCAGCCGAGCATCTCAAGCTCGCCGGAACTGCGGTTGTAATGGTAGGCGTTGGTACCGATCACCTCAAAGAGATCGTTCAGGACATTGACATAAACGCTTTCCTTCGATACGCCGGTTATAAGGCGCACGCCGGCGACATCATACTGGCAGAGCTGGATGATCTTGGCCATGAGCGCCCAGGTCTTCGAGGACCGGACAGCGCCCTCAAGGATATTGATTCGGGCATCTTTATCGATAGGGCGGAAAGCGAAATTGTAGGCTTTTTCTCCGAAAGGGAGTATTTTCCTACTCGTCGCTACCGTTGTAGCTCTGCCCCCTCGGAATAGGCCCATGGCGGACGACATCGACAAGCTCCTTTAGATGATCTATCCGTTCAAACTGCTGATGCTCGTAACGCTCGACATAGCCTCTACTTTTGCCCTGGCACCGGAGATGAAACTTCACCGCGTCGTAGTTGCCGGCCTTGACTTGCTCAAGATGCTTGGACTCGGCAAGGTCTAGATACCGACAACGGATGTCCCACATTATATCCTGTAGGGCCTGGGACCCGGCGATACGTCTGAAGAGGTTCCGGGGCGTGCAGTCCAGATCACGGGCAGCCTGCGAGATGAATCCCCCGGTCAGTTCAAGGGCCCGGGCTATCTGTTTGAGGGTGAGTCGTTTTTTTCTTACTCCCATGGGCTTCTACCTATGACGCTTTATGACGTTTGAAGCGTCCGGGTCGGCGCTGCCCCGCCCCTGTCCTCTTGGAAGAGGCTATCGCCTGCTTCGGACGCCTCATACCCACACATGACAACCATGACATAATCCCCCAAAATGGTTTGACATTTCCACCACAAGGGAGTAGTCTTTTATCAGCTATCTGGTCGGATGGCTTTTTGAACAACTCTGATGCTAGTCAGAGCCGTTCGGGAAAAACTTAGCACCTCTGGGAGAGGCTCTTAAAAGAGTTTACACTAGAGGGCTATTCAATTGCAAGGGTTTTCTGCATTAACCACCCTCCATAAAAGAACCGCGGCGATTAAGCTAACTTTCGCGCTCACTGTGATTGAAGTATGCCCTTCGTAGGCTCGATCAACGCGAAGCTGCGTGCCTTCTTTTACACTCACGCGGGGCTTCTCTCCGGCCGCCGTTGCTTCATCGGCTGCTCCGGCAACTTCACCATCGAGCAGATCATCACCCGGGTCGCGCCCACGGCAGAGCTCCACAGCAACGACGTCTCGCTCTACTCCGGCGTGATCGGCGCCGCCCTCACACAAACTCCCTTTCCGCTTCGCTGCATCATCCCCGAAATGGAGTGGATCAACGAGTATCTCGAAGAGGGCCCCGTCCCCGGCCCCCGCGACGTTTCCACCGTCATCCTGTATCTGGAGATGCTGAAGTACGAGAAACAGAAAAACGACTACACGAAGGGCATGTGGCGCAGCTACGTCAAAAACTGGCCGGAGTTGCATAAAAAGACGCTCAAGAAAGTGGAGACCGCGCTGTCCTCTACAAAACTTGCCTCCTATACCGACATGGACGTCCACGACTACTACCCGTGCGAGGCAGACGGCATTGCGATAGGCTTTCTCCCCACCTACGAAGGCGGCTACGAACGTATGTTCAAGCGCCTCGAGGAGTCTTTCTCCTGGCCCCATCCGACCTACCAGATGCTCACGGAGGAGCGCAGGGAAGAGACCATCAAGCGCATGATCCAGACAGATTACGTACTTTACGATGACCGCCCTCGCGATCTCCCCTGCGTCGCCCGGGTAGACCTCTTCGGCCATCGCACCGTCTACGTCTACAGCAGCCTCTCCCTGCATCCCGGCGTTTTCCGGAAGACCATCAACGAGAAGGTCCTGCCCTACGAGATACTTGACCTCGAGGAGCAGATACCTCCGGACGCCCCTATCACCGTCAGGGAAGTCCCTCAGCCCGTCATCAACCACTACCGCAACATGTACCTGAGCAAACACGTCCAGCCAGGATCAGGCGGCCCGTGTTACTTCGCCCTTGCCGGCCATAAGGTCTTCGGATTCCTGATTTTTAACGCTTATTCGCAACTCGGTAAGAAAGGCGAGATATACATGCTCTCCGACTTCGTCGTCCCGAGCACCACGTACAGCAGACTCGCGAAGCTCCTGCTCATGGTGACCCAGTGCCAGGACATGAAGGTGCTTCTCGAAGAGCGCCTTCTCGCAAGGCGCCATACGATTTTTACTACCGCCTTTACCAACAAGCCCGTCAGCATGAAGTACCGCGGCGTCTACGAGTTGGCCAAGCGGGGCAAGGGATTTCTGAATTACCGAACCGAATTCACCAGCACCACCTTTCAGGAGGTCATCGCGTTATGGATGAAAAAATACAAGCAACAGTAAAGGTCCTCAGCGACCGGCTTCGCGAGACGAACGCCACGCCTTACACGCTCGACGTCGCGGACCCTTCCGCCATAAAGCTCCTCGACAAGAACGCCCGGTACATGAGCCACGAGATGTTCGAAAACCTGGTGTCAAACATCAAGCGCGACGGCGGATTGTCGTCCCTCCCTTTATGCTACCGGGAGCCCGATGGGAGCCTCCTGGTGCTCTCCGGCAACCACCGCGTACAGGCCAGCGGCTCAAGCCGGTATGCAGCAGATACTCATCATGGTGATCGACCGGGAGCTCACCAGGGAGGAGCAGGTAGCGATCCAGCTCTCCCACAACGCGATCGACGGCAAGGATGACCCGCTCATGCTCAGGCAATTATGGGACGAGATAAAGCAGATCGACCTGAAGCTCTATGCGGGCCTGGACAGCGAGATCATCAAGGAGCTGGAGAAGATCCAGTTCGTCTCGATCTCCGAGGCCCGGCTCGAATACAAGGAAATGAAGCTGTTGTTCTTGCCCGAGCAATCCGAGGCGCTGAGATCCATGCTGACCGAGATTGACCAGGTATTTTCGGCAGATGAACATTACCTCCTGTCCCGGGCCCACTATGAAGCGATTTTTAACCTGCTCCTCGACGTGAAGGACAAATGCAACATCGTCAACAGCCCCACGGCCTTCATGAAGATCGTCGAGCTGGCAAAAACCGCTTTGCCGCCCCAAAATACCCCCGATCCCGCTTCCCACCCGTCAAATTCCATGCCAAAAAATCCGTCCCCCAAGGAGAAATAGCCAATAATATCATCTACTTAGACCGTCGCGTAGGTGATCGCGTAAGCCTCTTCCCCGACATGAGCCATATACTAACACCTTGAACTTTTTTAAACTCGATTAGGTAGAAAAAATATCTCCCTACTCCCACAACGATTAGCAGAGACGATACCCAGAAATAGCACTATACTAAACTTTTTATTTAATACGGAGTTCTTTTTTAAAAACCGCCTTTTCCGCTCTGGGAGGTACTGAAAAATAATTTCATCGCGCCTGAGCCTCGCTACGCCTCTGAAAATATTTTTATTTTTTTTTCGAGGGAGAAAATAATTTTATACCCGCCACGTCCCGTAGGTGATCGCGTACGCCACGAACGACCATTGTTCGCATTTTCATACGCTTGTTAACATAACTATGCGTAATTATTGGTGTTTTACTTGACACTACTCGCATAAAACACTATACTATATATATGGATACTATCAAAAAACAGGAAACCCAGCAGGACCAAGCCCTGAGGATCAGCCTCCACGCCCGGACCTCGAATCCTGTTAACCGTGTCGGCAGGCACGTTGAAGCCGGGACCTCTGACAGCCCGGATAGATTCACCCTCTCCACCGCGTCCCAGACCTTTCGTAGAATGAGCCAAGTAACAGCAGGCTGAACGAAGCTGGTCCGGATGCGGGCAAGGAGAAACCAAGTGGTTGCTATAGAGCAGTACATCGAGCCGGGAATCGACCCCCCATTAAGATGAGCGAAGGGATGCCCAAGAGCGGTCCTGGAGCCCACGTCAAACCCTCTCAACGCAGACCCGTAGGAACTCCAAACGAGTTCAAACACCCCACGCCGGACGAACGAGCCGCACTAGCGCAAGCCAAGGCTGGCATCCACTTGGTTAAATAAGCCCTGAGCGGGCCGCTATCCTCATACTGAAGCGGCAATAAAACTCAGGCAGTGGTCGCCGGATAGTGTCCGGCCTGAAGATGGCCGCTACCAAGGCCGAAACCAAAAAAAAGGAGAGTGTCATGGCAAGAGAGAGCGTAGTTTTGAACGACGTTTGCGGAGATGGCTTACCGACCATGGAAGAGATTTGCGCGGACAGGCATTGGCCAGTTCCCATGGACGAGGACGATCTTATAGAGTTCGTCCTCCTGTGCCTCAACGAAGGCATCGCGTGTAACGTCGAGAACGAGCCGTTCTGGCTCGAAATTGTCGACTCCTTCAGCGAAGCGGCGTGAGGCGGTGAGTGATGACCCGGTCCGATTTTCTCAATCTGGTGCGTGCGGCTACAACTGAGAAGGGCGACTTGAGCGAGTCCGCTCCCCTCGACGGCATCGCTCTCCACCATGAGGCCGGATGGTATCCAAGGCCGGCGCCCTGGCCTTCATCAAGTGGCAAGCTCTCTGCTTCGACGGCTCCTGGGACACTGAAGAGCTGGAAGCGTGTGTGCTCTACTTCCGGCGCGTCGATCTGTTGTAGGGCGCGGGGGCGGCATCCCCCGCACACAGGAAAGGGGCCCAGCCTAAAAGGTCGCGAGGGTCCGCTGGAGCCGCAGACGCGGCTCAATCTTTTTTAAGGAGGCCTGTCATGACAGAGCAGACGTGGGTAATCGGCAGCATCAAGAAGAACGGTTCAAGCGAGATCAGGGTAGCCGTCGACCAGTACAAGGGCAAGACCTACGTGGACGTGAGGACCTACTACCTGGACGATCACGACCAGATGGCGCCGACCAAGAAGGGTGTGGCCATCCATTCCTTCAGAGCGCCCGGAACAAGATGGCTGAGGTGATGACATGAGCAGAAGGACGATCTGTACCGAATGCGGCTGGAACAATGGCGTCAGGATCAGGAAAAACCGGTTTGGCTGCCGTGAATCCTCGCGCGAATGCCTCTGCTTCGGCTGCCTTCCGACCTGGCAGCCCATCAAGAAGTGCAAGGCGTTTAAGGAGCCTCACCATGACTAAAAAAGAGCATCGAGCCAGGATGGATGCAATTCATGAGCAGAACCGCCAGATAGTCGCCTCCGGGAAGTGCCCCGATTGCGGCGCCCGCTTAAGACGCAACAATTCCCTCACAGGCTGGTGGCAGTGCGGGCGCTTTGGACTCGACCGGTACCGGGAACCCGAGTACCGCGGGCAGCCGGACTGCAATTTCCAGTGCTTCACCGAGTAACCGCCCTGACGATGGGGAGGGTGGCGCCCTCCCCGAAACCTATAAGGTCGGCGGAAGCCAAATAAACCTAGGAGGTCCATTATGGCAAAGGTCACCGCGTTAAAGCAGAAGCAGGAAGAGAAACAGGGATTCAGCATCGACGACGTTCTCTCCACGGCAACAAAGCCGAAAGAAGCGAAGTCGTCCTCCAAAACGCCGGTCCTCACGGTCGGCAAGGACGTGATGGAGAAGGTCGCCCGGCTCCGCGAGATCAGGGAGGAGCTCGACAGCCTCGAGTCCGAGTGGGATCTGCTCTCCGCAGAGACCGTCGATCTGGTCGAGCCCCTACGGGCGGACATTATCAGGCGGCAGGGCTACACCTCATCGGTGAAGGTCCCCGACACGAACGGTCTCTCCGCGACGATCAGCTGGAGCGCGAAGTATTCGGCCGTCGATCTCTCGAACGCGCCCGCCATCGAGGCAGTCATCGGGGACCGGTCGAATCAGTTCTTTACGAAGGAGATGAAGATCACCGTCAAGGACGTTACCGAGGACGCCCTGCGCGATCTCATCCAGTCGGTCGGCCCGGAGCGATTCGCGCAGTTCTTCAGCGTGGAAAGGTGGCTCTCACCGACAAAGCGGTACACCGAGGAGTTCTATACGGCCTTCAACGAGAAGGAGCGCGCGGCCCTGGCACCCATCGTCAGGCAGTACAAGCCGAGCGTCAAGGTGAAGTGATGAAATACTACTTCCCCTGCAAGCCGAATCGCCTGAGCCCCGGAAGCGACCTTTTCAGGCGGCTCGACAATGACCCCAATTGGATCGCCGAGGTCAAGAAGAACGGATGGCGCTGTCTTACGGAGGGCGGCGCCCTCACCCTCTGGACCCGGCATCATACCACCATCAATGATCCTTTGCCCGAGCTGCGCGGGCTGCTCACCGAGATCCTCCCCAACGGCTGCATCATCGACGGGGAGCTTTTGCAGAACCGGACGAAGCAGATCAAGGGCGTCTACTATGTGTTCGACATCCTGGTCGTAAACGGCAAGCTGATCACCGGCCTTCCGCTCTGGAACAGGAGACAGATTCTCGAAGCGATCTTTGAGCCGGCCATGCTGAAGATCGCAGACAGGGGCGGCAACGTCCACCCCGTCGAGATCGCTCATCAATACCAGCTCGGCAAAGTGAAACTCTATTATGACTCCATCGCGGGCGAGGAGAACGAGGGGATCGTCCTCAAGCAAGTGAACAGCACCTACAACGCATCCGAGAGCCGCTGCCTTCAGAATCCGTATTGGCTCAAGGTGGAACGCATTGAAAACCACATCTATACGAGGAGGTAAGCCCATGCAACTGATGACCAAAGTAATTGAAAAGGCGGCGCGGAAGCAGTACCCCAAAGGCTCGGACCTGGAAAACCAGAAGATTGTGGCCAAGTTCTTCGACTCTACCGGCTCCTGGACCTGGTACCTGATGAACCAGGACCCCGAGGACCCCGACTACCTGTGGGGGATCGTCAAGGGCTTCGAGGTGGAGATCGGCAGCTTCTCACTCTCCGAGCTTCAGAAGACGAAAGTACGGTTTGGCTTAGGAATCGAGCGCGATCTTCATTTCCGTCCCATGCCCGCCAAGGAAGTATGGGAGAAACTGCACGCCGGAAAGCACATATAGCCTATTCGCCCCGGCCGCGGGCGTTATCGCGGCCCCCTGACCGACTGCTCCAATGGGTTACAAAGGAGCGGAATAAAAACCAAAAGGAGATCGTCATGAAAAAAGAAGCAGGCAAGAAGAGACTCATCCTGAAGTTCGCGGAAGGTTTAGGCAGCTACGTAGGAGAGGCGAACTGGACAGAAGCGTACGCGCTCCGCAAGGCACAGCATGACCTCGGCATCGACATGAACGCCTGGGAGTTCGGAGAACGCACCGTGACAGCCAAGAGCATCACGGTCAAGGTGGTCAGGAAGGTGGTTGAGGTTCCTATACAACCCGAGCCGCCCGCCGTTGACGAGACCGAGACATCCCCGACCGTCGAACGCTACTATTTCAACGAATCTGTCGGCCAGTTCGAGGACACCGAGATCGTGATGGAAAGCCGGATGGAAGAGATCGCTCGCGAAGAGCCCGCCAGCGAGGCTTACGAAGCATCCTTCCCGCCCGGCTTCACGGCACAGGAGCTGTTGACCGGCGTCACGGTCGCCGGGGGCCCCAAGGCAGAGGACACCTTTACGCCCGTCCTCGTCACGCTTCCTCTCAAGGAGACGGTCGCAGCCCTGAAGATCGCGGTCGACATCGCAAGCGGCAAGAACATCATGCCTATCCTGCGGAACATCAGAATCGAGGCGATAGGCGACAAGGCCGCCATTCAGGTGACCGACCTCGAAAAGGCCTGGTCGGGCACAATCCCTTCGGAGGGAGGACCCATTGTCTCCTGTGTCCCCGCACTCGTGCTTCTGAAGGAAATACAGGCATTGCCGGCCGGTACGGAGAAGGTCGAGCTGCTCTTCAGAGGCAGCACTGCCAGCCACAGCACTGTGAGCGTCAACGGTCGCTGCGATATCGTCACGCAGGACCCGGAAGAATATCCCGAGATCAAGCCGGCGGCCGGCGCATGGCCGGAGTGCAGGAACTTCCTGGATGGCCTGAAGCGCGTCATGCCGGCCGTGTCGGTCGACCAGACCCGCTACGCGCTGACCGGCGTTTATCTGGACTTCAAGGAATCGAAGATCGTCGGGACCGACGGGTTCAGGATGCACGTCGAGGACATCACGCCGGCCGACGCCTCCATGCCGCCCGCCATTATTCCGCTCGACTCCTGCAAAGTGATCGCGAAGCACGGGACGGTCAATGCGATCGGCTGGCTGGACGAGAAGCATATTGCCTGTCCCATGGGCTGCGGCGTCTTCTCGACCCAGGTGATCGAGGGCACCTATCCCGATTGGAAGAACGTGATGCCGAGGCCCGAGAACATCGTCACGTTCCGTCGCGATGAGTTTCTTAATCTCTTCGCCGGCGCCAGCATCATCGAGAAGGAGCGCCTGACGTTGACTGTCAACGGCGAGCTGGTGATCGAGAGCGAGGGCCACGAGGGAACCTACAAGTGGCATATCCCGTGCGGCGCAGTGATGAAGAAAGAGGGCATGACGCTCCACTTCAATGGGCGCTTCCTATTCGACGCCATCCGGTCGTTCCCGCTTGAAGAAGTCGTGCTGAAGGCGCCCGACACCTACGGGGCGTGCCTGCTGAATGGGAAGGCCGTAGTTATGCCGATCAGGGTATAATAGGGGGGTGCAGCATGGCCGAAGATTTGAATCACACGCCTTTCCCCTGGAACGTGGAGACCACCGATGAATACGGACGTTACTTCATCATGGAGGCCGCCAAGGAACAGAATGGGTGGGTAAACAAAGGCTACGACATCGGGGATGAAGAGGGTGAGCGCAGGAATAAGGTCGCCGAGGCCCGCGACGAAGGCAACCGCAAGCTGGTACAGGCCATCCCCGATCTTCTTTCCGTCCTTCATGACTGCCGGGATGCTCTCAGGGAATACCTGCAATCCGTGGAGAGCGGGAAGGACGACGATGCCGAGAGTGCTTATCAGCACGCAGACGCGATTCTTACCGAGTTAGGGAATGAAGCGTGAGCCGGAAAGTCCGGCTCGACAATCCCCGGGGAGGAGGCTTCGGGTCAAACCAAGTCTCCTCTCTCCGCTCCGCGCTGGCGGTCGCCGCCGGCCTATCGGCTCATCAACAGGACAAATCAAGGAGGCATGACGTGAACGAAATGTACACCATCGGCTATCAGCGAATGACCGTAGAGCGGCTTGTCGCCATCATGGACGAGAAGAAAATCTCCCTGCTCATCGACGTCCGGAGCAAGCCTTTCTCGCGGAACCCACAGTTCAACCGGAACAACCTCGTCCGTGTCCTCGGCGACCGCTATCTCTGGAAGGGCAATATCCTGGGCGGGCTCAACGGGCCTGCCTCAGAGGAGGGGATCGCTTTTCTCGTTACCATTAGGCAGACGGAGACCGTGCTCATGATGTGCATGGAGACAGGTCCTAGGTCCTGCCATCGTTTCTACGACATCGCAACACGGCTTCATCAGGGACACGGCATCGACGCTATTCACCTCGTCGACCTGGGCGACAAGGTATCGGAAAATCGGACAAGCTCCTTACTCACCGGAGGCTCCCATGCTGACGACCATACCCCTTAACCTCATCTACGCAAACCCGAATCAGCCCCGCAAAGCTTTCGACCCCGAGAAGCTCCAGGAGCTCGCCGGGTCCATCAAGGAATACGGCGTGCAGAATCCCATTCTGGTTACGCCCAGGGGCGACACATATATGATCATCGCGGGGGAGAGGCGCTTCCGTGCCTCCATCCTGGCGGGCCTTAAGGAAGTACCTGTCACCATAAAGGACGTTGACGACAGCATGGTCGAAGAGCTGGCACTCCTCGAGAACGTCCAGCGCGAAGACCTCACCATCATAGAGGAGGCCCGAGCATACCGGGCTCTTCTCGACCGCGGCATGAGCAAGGAGGAGCTGGCCTCAAAGCTCGGCAAGATGCCCTGGCGGATCGACGAGCGGACGAGCCTTTTGAATCTCACGCCCGAGCACCAGAAGCTGGTGGAGACCGGCAAGATCGGCAACTCTGAGGCGTTCGAAATGAGCCGGCTGCCTCCCTCCAAGCAGGGGGTCGTTCTTCGACGGATCATGTCCGGAGAACTTTCCTCATATAACAAGCTCCGCTCCTTCGTAGACGGGCTCATCCTCTGCGAAAAGCAGGAAGCGATCTTCTCGCTTCAGGAGGTAAGCACGGACGAGAAGCGGGCCATAGACCACTTTGAAAGCCTCATGCGGAACATTCAAGCCTTTGTCGCGGAAGTAGACAACGCTGAGGCAGTAAAAAAGGCAGCCTTTCATTCGTCTGTCCGCGCAGAGCAACTCGACCTTGTTATCAGGCATCTGATGAGGCTACGGAAGCTCGTCCTGGCAGGATCGGGGATCAAAGACGCCATAGAGGCAGCATGATAGGCAGGGCGGGTCCGAGAGCCCGCCCCCTTTTTGCCGAGCCGGCGCTGATGCAGAACTCGTGGCTTTTTAGTCCTTTTGGGACACCGGGCAAGCAGTGTTTTCTGACGACACATGTTCGTGAATGGTATACTAAGGAAGCGGTGGGCCGACAAGTCTTGCTCTGGCGCCCAACCTGATTTGTGGGAGAGACGACCTCGCTGGGGTAGTTCGTAAGAGTCAGGACACGGAAATGGATAAAGGGATCGAAAGCATGGTGTTCCAAAGAAAGAAGGATCTCATACACCGGGATCCGCTTTATCACGAGTTGTGCAGGACTTGGCAAGCGGGAGAAGGGAAGATTACGGATATAGTGTCGAAACTGTGGTCAGAGGTACAAAACAAATGGCATGTCTTGTTGAAGTGCGGCTCCGTGACCGATAACTTCGGTTTTGTCGCTCCAAGCGAAACACGCGAGACGATATGGGCGGGGGTTCCTCCTGACAGGTGCAGAACATTTCCTGGAACACTACTATATAGGACACATCTCGACGGATTCGAGTACATTCTACCTGCGGGCACACTTGCACTCGGTTGGCTTCCTTACCCGAATTCCTTTGGTGAGGCGCCGCAATATGGGGATATCAACAAATTTGCGATAGAGAGTGAGAAGAAAGGAGACAGGTGGCTTCCTATCATGATTAATGTTTCCCGGCTGAACAAGGCCGACGCAAAAAGGATAAAAAAACAGCTATGGTCCTTGATAGAAGGCAATTTAGAGAAGGGAATGACCAAAAAACCACCGGAGGAAGACGAGGCTTGCTCCT